TGGTGTGCCGTCGGGATGGGGCTCCGAATCCGAGCGGTTCTCCGTCTCCGACTCCGCTGGCTGCGGGTCTCGATCCGCGCCGCAAGTACGTATGAGCACGCTAGCTACGCGGCCTCGACGACCTCGGCTCGGACCGCGGCCGCCCACTCCACCAACAGGCGCTCGTACGCCTCGCGTTCCTCCGCGGTGAGCTGCGCCCCCGCACGCGACCACAGGGCGCGAATGTCCTCGTTCACGACCGCAGCAGGCCGCACAGTGCCGCTAGGCAGAGGGGTGGGGGACATGAGACAAGCCTACGGGCCACCCCGGACATAGGCACGCCCCCTGAACAGGCCCGCAGGCCGTACAGGGGGCGCAACCGCCGTTTCCCCACCGCTGGAGGGGAGTAGCGTTCTGAGTGTCTAGGTCAGAACGGAGTCCAGTATGCCCGAGCACACCGACACCGCACCCCCGGCACTCACCTTCGGCCAGCGCGTCCAACACGCCCGCGAACGCACCGGGAAGACCCGCGCCGTCGTCGCAGGCCTCATGGACCAGTCCACTGAGTGGGTCAAGGCCATCGAAAAAGGCTCCATCGGAATGCCTCGCCTCCCGAAACTGCTGCGCCTCGCGCACGTCCTCGGCATCGAGGACCTCGCCGAACTCACGGGCGAGGAACGCCTCGCAGCCGCCACGTACACGAAGGCGGAGCACGGCGCTCTGCCGACCGTGAAGCGCGCTCTCACCACCTACCAGCTCGCCCCTGACGACCGCGAGCCGGAGTCCGCCGAGATCCTCGCCGCCCGGCTGCGGACCGCGTGGCGCCTGTGGCACGACAGCGACCCCCGCGCCGGCTACGGAGCAGCGGTGGAGGGGAACCGCACCCGCATCGTCGGCCTGCTGCCCAGCCTCCTCGCCGACACCCAGCACGCGGCCCGCGCTCTCGATGGGGCGGAGCGCCGGCGGGCGCTGGTCTCGCTCGCGGAGACCTACCATCTCGCCCAACTGTTCCTCAGCTTCCAGCCCGCACCGGATCTCGTCGTCCTCACCGGGGACCGGGCCATGACGGCCGCGCAGGACGCGGACAGCCCGCGCGCGATCGCGGCCGCCGCCTGGTACATGAACCACGTCCACCGGGACGCCGGTGAGGCCGCGGAGGCGCGCGTGGATCTGGCGGAGCAGGCCGCCGCCCTGTTGCAGGACAGAGAGGACCCGGAGCACATTGCCCGCCGCGGGCTGCTCTATCTCGCGGTGGCCCTGTCGTACGCGAAGACGGGCCAGCAGGGCGATGCGTGGCGGTACTGGGACAAGGCCGACGAGGCTGCCCGGCAGCTCGGTGACGACTACGCGCACCCGTGGTTGATGTTCGGGCGGGGCATCGTCAACGGGTACGCGATCACCATGCACAACGATCTGATGCAGCCCGCGAAGGCGCTCGAAGTCGCGGAGGCGTTGGATCTGGGGGGGATCCCGTCGGCGACGCGTCGTTCGTACCATCTGATCGAGTCGGCGCGTGCGCACGGGATGCTGGGGGAGGGCACGGCCGCGGTGTCGCTGCTGGGGAAGGCTTTCCGCGAGTCTCCGGAGACGATCCAGTACAACTTGCACACCCGCAGCGTGTTGCCGGAGCTGGTGAAGTCGGGGCCGCGGATGGTCCGTGATGACGCGTTGGGGCTCGCGCGGGAACTCGGTGTGCCCGTGTGATCACGTAGGGGGTAGGAACCGTACCCGTCGAGGAGGGGGTAGGACCGCTACCCCCTCCTTTGCTGTGCCCCTCCTACGGTCACGTGTGTGAGACGGATCACCGTGACCGTGGAGGCCAGCAGATGACTCAGCAGACAACGGCCTACGCCTACTGCGCCTGGCATAAAGGGGTCACGCGAGACGTCCGCCTGATCCAGATCGACGAGACGGGATCCGGACCGGGCACAGGCCGCCAGAAGTTCGCATGCCACCCGTGCCAGATCCGGTACGGCCTGGTCCCGCTCGCCGACCGGTGACCTGGAAGCCGAAGCCGCCCCGGGTCGCCGATCTGACCCGCGCCCAGTACTCGGGGTGGGACTGCTGCTGGTGCCGCACCCGGCTCAGGAACGGGGCGCGATCCGCCGGCCGCGCGCAGGGATCGCTCGGCGCCCACGACCTGAGCGTCGAGGTCTACGAATGCGGCCCCCGCTGCCCGAAGCGACCCCGGCGCCCCACATCCGCACGAACAGGAGACACCCCGTGAGCAAGTCCACCCTGCCTCGCGCCCAAGGCCCCATCTCCGGCTACTGCTGGGCGGAGCACACGGGCACGCACGTCCACTGCACCGAGCCCGTCGGTCACAGCGGCCGGCACTGGCACCCGTACAGCAAGACCAGCTGGTAGACCCCCGGTGCTGGTGACGGCGAACGGGCGCCGGCACCGGGTATGGATGGTCGCCTATCCGAAGGGCGGCCGTCTTGACCCGCCGTAGTGCTCCCCCTGGGCCTGCGGCGGGTCACCTCACGAGGTCGGTGAGCGGGCAGCCGATGGCGCGGGCGATAAGGATCAGCGTGACGAGTGTGGGGTTGCCCTGACCGGACTCGATCTCCTGGTAGTAGCTCCGGCTGACCGGGACGGCCAGGAAGACGGCCTCTTGGGTGAGGTTGTGGTCCATGCGTGCGTCGCGGATGCGTCTGCCGATGCGTTGGCGTTCGTGCTGGAGCCATTCGGTTTCGTCTGGCAGGTCGCGGGGCATTCGACAAACGCTCTGGCCTGCATGATCATAAGTCAGCCCGGTGACAGCAGGCTTTTTCGGATCTTGAACTCGCGCGACGGACAGCCCGCCCGCCGCCGTAGAACAGGCAGGCAGCCACGACTGTGCGCATCGCACGGATGTGGCAACAGAGCGGCCGGGAAGGCGTACGCGTCTCCGCACCTCCGGCCGTTAGGCGCTATGACTTGGTCAAAGCGTCCCGCCCCGCAGGCGAAAGCCCGCGGGGCGGTTTACGTTGTACGTCAGAAGGCCCCCACCGACATTCACGGTGGGGGCCTTCCGCCCGTGGTGCCGGCCTCCCCGCCGGGCAGCCACAGGATGACGAGAGGCGCGTCTCAGGCGCGCGTGGGGAGACGTGCCTGCCCCTCTCGTGCGCGCCACTCTACGTGCTAGTTGAACATAGTCCAGCCCCCAGACGGGTGAACAGACCGCAGTGGATCTGTGGGGTTGTGGACTCGATGTGGATTCCCGTCACGCAACCGGCCCCCCGGAGATCACTCCGGGGGGCCGGTTCAGGTCGCTGACCTGCTACTTATCCTGGTGGGCGCGGACGGTTTCGAACCGCCGACATCCGCCTTGTAAGGGCTTCGGTCCCGTCGCCCAGTCTCGCCGAGTCTCGCCGAGCGCCTCCGAGACTCGGAAGCCCTCTAACGAACGAGGCGATTCCGGTGTCTCCGAGATTGGCCGAGACTCGCCGAGGGGGGTTTGTGGACTCCATGTGGACTCTCCCCTCAATCGGTCACTCAACCGCCCGGAGTCCACTACCCGCGTCCCCCGACAACGCAGCCCGCACGTTCTCCCGCGCGCCCTCACTCTCGTGCGTGTAGATCCATGTGACCTTCCCGCCCCGCTTCTGCCCGAGGAACGCCTGCGTGTCCCGCTCCGACACACCCTGGAGATGCAGACGGCTCGTCACGTCATGCCGGTACTCATACGGCCGCGGCCACCACTCCGGCCGCCCCGTATCCGGATTCACGACCTTCCGCGCCACCCCCGCCTGAACACACGCACGCCTCCACGGGCGCCGAATGTTGTTGACGCTGATGGCCGCACCACGCGGGCCACGGAAGATGAGCTCCTCCACGTGGAGATCCGACCCGTCACCGATCGCCGACCGAGTCCTCTTGGGCTTCCACTTCTCGATCATCCACTGCACGGCCTCCCACGCTGTCGGCGTGAGGGGAACGGCACGCAGGCCCGCTTCGGTCTTCGTCACGGACTGTCGAAGCAGCCGGCCATCATCGGCGACGAGAATCTCCTTGATGTACAGCAGACGCTCCGCCTCATCGAGGCAGTGCAAACGCGCACCGGCAACCTCGCCCGGACGCATTGCTGTCTCATAGGCAAAATCGCGGAAGATCCGCTGGTAGTACTCGGGCAGCGCCGCATGGATGAGCTCGTACTGCGCGGCCGTCGGAGGCTTCAGATCGTCCGGGTGCTTCACCGGCTTCGTCGCCGTCATCGTCAGGTGCACGGCCGGGTTGCTGCTGATGCGCTCCCCGTCCTTGATGGCCGCGTCGAGGAGCGCCAGCAGCAGCTCCTTCACCTTCTTCTGCGTCTCCCACCCCGGCACACTGCTGAGCCAGCGCTGAAGGGCCATGTACTCCAGATCGATCAGCCGGTAGTCACCCCACGCAGGCTGAATGTGCTTGCGCCACAGGCCGAGCTTGCGGTTCCTGGTGGTGGTACGGAGCTTCTTCTGCTCGACCTCCCAGAACTCCTCCCACCACTTGCCCAGCTTGATCTTGCCGCGCTCGGGGTCACGGTACGTCCGCTCACGGACCTCGGTGCGGATCTTGTCGAGGAACGCCTCCGCGGCCTTCTTCCCGCCCTTGTCGATCGGGTAGTTCTTCGCCTTCTGGTTCCCGGCCGGATCCCGATACCGGGCCTGCCAGGACCCGACGCAGTCCCGGCGGGGCCGGCGGTCGCCGTACTCGTCCGGGGGATATTCGGTCAGGCAGAGGGGGCAGCCGCATGCCTTGCTGCGGACCTGCCGCGGGTTGTTCTGTGCCCTACGAGGCATGACGCCTCGCCTCCGCCCGTGGGGCGTGGTGGCTACGCTCCATAGTTGATCACCTGCTCGCTCCTTCGCTGCTCGGGTACGCGGGGGAGCACGTCAATGGGCTCCCCACACCAGCAGATTGCACCCAACTCGGGCTGCGGCACGGCAAGTTCGGCCATGATGGCGCGCACGACGGTGACACTGCGCTCATGGTCGAGGATGCGGGGGAGGGTGATCGTCCGGGCGTCAGGATCGAAGACGCAGGGGACGGAATGAGAGCTGAATCTGATGTGGACGCACATACGCTACCCCCGGATCGCAGGCAGATTGGAACCTGTTGCCGAAGGGGGAGGGCATCGGCCGTGCGAACGACCGTACCCCCAGTTGGTGGAATTATCGACCACTGTTGAGCGTGTTGTTGTGTGAGCATCACCGTGAGTGAGCGACGCATTTATGCAGAGACTCACGAACCGCACAGAGGGTTGTACCGAGATCCCTACGACTTCGCGGAGCGGCCCTCGTTGGCCTCGTTCCACTCGTTCAGCGCACGGAGTTGAGCCTCCGTCATCTGCTGCTGCTCGGCCGTGAGGTTGCGGATGAGGTCAAGGATCCGCTCGGCCGCGTCCGGAGCGAGGGGGCCCGGTGTCGCGCGGTCGGTCGCCGCGAAGAGCTCCGCCTCGGTGAACTTCGGGTAGGCATCGGCGAGGGCACGCAGCGCGGCCGGCCTCGGTTTGCGTTTGCGGTTCACCCAGGTGTTCACGGTGGAGACGTGGACGCCGATTGCGTCACCGATCTCTTGCTCGGTGACGTCGTACTCCTCTTTAAGCCGCTTGAGGAGCTGCGGGAAGTCCTCGACGGGGCGGGGTTCGGCGTTGTCCACAGGGCAAGATTCCCGCACCGCTTCTACTTTTTGCAAGCGAAAGTAGAAGCGTGGCGCAAAGCCATTCACCCCGTGACCTCCCCGTCACGCGGCGTACCAGCAAGGCATATGACAGCAGCCTAGAACACACTTTCGACTGGCGCACCCCTAAGCCGCTACTCGGCGAATCTCGGCGAGACTCGTTGACATCCTTCGACTTCGACTGTAGAAATGTCACATCACCTCGGAAGCGGGGAGACCACCACCACCACCTGGCACGGGGTACACATGCCGAAACTCAGCCGCAAGGGCGCAGGCAAGCCACTCAGAGAAGCCATGGAACGAGCAGACCTCACCATCGAGGAACTCGCCCAGGCAACGAAAGACGTGGACCCGGCCGGAAGGGGCGTAGCCCCCGCCACCGTCGGACGCCTCACCTCCCGCGGCAAGAGCGCCCGCACCAACTGCGAGTGGACCACCGCCTGGTTCGTCGCCGAAGCGCTCCACCGGAAGACGAACGCCCCCCTCCAGGACCTCTTTGCCATGCCCCCACATTCGACTTCGACAATCGAAAGGTCAAGGTCCGATGCCGAAGAAGACTGACCGCCGAGTCCCCCTCCCGGCCGGCCTCATCCCCCTCCTCGACCAGCAGCAGCTGGAGACGTACTACGACGTCTCCGACTGGCAGGTCCTCCAGTGGATCAAGCAGGGGATGCCCGTCGAGCCGTTCGCCGGCCGTGGTCGCCGCTTCGACCTCGCCAAGTGCGCCGCGTGGCATGCCGAGAACGCATCGCCGGACGCGGACCGCAGCGTCGCGCAGCTCGCTTCCGCGGGCTGACTGCTCCCCCAAAGAAAGTCGGGGCCGCCCGGACGGCCAGGTCCAGGAAGCCCCTCGGTAACCCCACCAACCAGAAAGCAGAGGTCACCGTGACCACATCATTTCAGACGCCCGTCCCTGAACTCACCTTCCGCCAGGCGCAGGACGCCCGCCAACGCCACGAGCGGGAGTACGAGGTCACGGTCAACATCCTGAACCTGCCGACCGCGCACGTCGCGGTCCAGGCGACGGCCACTGAAGTGCACGTCTTCACAACGGACATGGACGTCCTCGGGGCGTGGCTGTACGAGATGAACGGGACGATCACGAAGGTCAACCTGCCCTCAGGGATCACCGTGTGGACGCTGCGCACCAAGACGCTGGCGGACTCGGTGGTGGCGGACGAGGCCGCGTGCCCGGTGCTGGTGTCGGTGACGCAGGTGACGGATGCCCCGGTCATGCACGAGATCGCCGCGGCGGTGGCCCGATGAGCACCCCGGTGTCGCATCACCCGCTGGTGGTGAACACGGCGGATGGCTCGTGCTGGACGCGGCGTGCGGTGACGTCTGACGGGCGTGGGTTGTATGCGCTGGCGGGTTCGGTGGCTGGTGTCCCGGACGAGGTGCTGGTGTCGCTGGCGGATCTCGCGGAGCTGGGGATCATCGGGTCGGCGTTCGCGCTGCCCGTCCCGGTCGGTACGGGGCTGCGGTCGGAGTTGGACCAGGCTCACGACGACGTCGTGGGGGCGTGCCTGGCCCGGTGGGAAGAGGAGCAGGAGAACGCGCGGCTGCGGCTCGCGCTGAAGTCGGCTCAGCGCCGGGCTCGGCGCCGTCTGCCTCACGAGCGTGAGGGCCTGATCTTCCGCCTGGAGCAGGACAACAAGCAGCTGCACGCGTTCGTCGAGATCGCGAACGAGGCGGCTCGTGTCCAGCGTGAGGCGTGGGAGGGCGCGCAGGACGAGTTGGAGCGGCTGCGGGCCCGGGTGGACGAGCTGTTGGCGGAGCGGCACACCACGAACGAGGCGCTCGACGACGCGGTGCAGGCCCTGCGCGCAGACCAGGCCGAGCCCGCCAAGGGGCCCTCGGCGGCCGAGTCGGCGGACAAGCTGACCGCGTTGTTCGCGCCGACGCAGGTCCTCCGCGAGGAGCCGGACGGCTGCCCCCGGAACGTGATCAACGGTGACGTCGGCGGCCACTTCTTCAAGAAGGGCGCGTTCGCCGACTCCCCGACCGCCTGCATCTACTGCGGTACGAAGCGGCTGACGCCGTCCAAGGACGACGCGACGCCCCGGGCGCAGGCGATGCGGGCTCTGCTGGACGGCCAGCGTGCGGCGGTTGAGGACCCGCATGACGGGCCCCTCGCGCACTCGTACCGCGTGGGCCGGGACCTCCCCGAGACGGGCGGCACCAAATGACTCCGCGTTTCGATCTGACCGGCATGACCTTCGGCCGGCTGGCAGTCGTCGAAGTCAGCGGCACCGACAAGCGGCGCGAAACGCTCTGGCTGTGCAATTGCGCCTGCGGCGGCCAGGCCCACGTGCCTGCGTCGAACCTGCGGAGTGGCAGAACCTCCTCGTGCGGGTGCCTGCAACTCCGAGGACCGGCCTTGGAACGGCTGGAAATCCGCACGGACCGCACTGGGGAGTGCTGGCTGTGGACTGGCCGCCTGAACGGCTCGGGATACGCCGAGATGAAGCTCGGCGGCCGGTATCAGATGGCGCACCGGGTGGCGTATCAGGAGATTGTCGGCCCGATCCCCGAGGGTATGCAGCTCGACCACCTGTGCCGCGTTCGCCATTGCGTGAATCCGGCCCATCTGGAGCCAGTGACGTCTCGTGAGAACACGATTCGCGGCAAGGGGCTGCCGGCCATCAATGCCGCCAAGACGCACTGTAAGCGCGGCCACGCTTTTGACGAGGCCAACACCTTCATCAATACGTTCGGGTCGCGGGTTTGCCGCGCTTGCAGGCGCGCCCGTCGCGCGGCCCGTAAGGCGGGTGCCTGATGTACGACACGCACACGCCTGCCGAGTGGTTCGCGTTCCTCTCCCTCGGCCTCTCCCTCACCTCGGCTGCTGCGAGCCCGTTCCTGCTCCTCGTCGACGCGGACCACTTCGCGTGGCCGCAGCCGCTGACGGCCGCCGTGGACCGCGCGAAGCCGGTCGTCTGGGGCGCCACCCGGTCGGAGTCCGCGTACCCACTGCTGCGTGAGTGGGACAACGCCCGCCACATCGTCCGGCAGACCGGCCGTGTGTCCCGTGAGGTCTGCCGGGATGCGGCCGCGCTGATCGTCCTGCTCACCACCAGCCCGAAGGGGGCAATGGCGTGAACCGCATCCGCCTGTACCTGCACCGCCTGTTCCGCCGCCCCGCGCTCACCGGCCCCATGCGCCTCTACACCCGGCGCGTCCCGGACGGCGTGTACCTCGACCTGGAGGAGTACTTCGTCCACGTCGTCACCACCATCGCCGACGACCCGGACGCGTTCGCTCTGCTCGGAGAGATCGCCGATGACCGCGGCGTCTCCCGTGGGCACGACGGGTGGGAGCCGGAGAAGCTCCTCATGGAGCAGCTCGCCGAGCGTGTGGGCTACGAGATCCCGGTGCGCGGGAAGGCGTTGGCCCGGCTGGCGGCCAAGCTGCGTGCGGCGACTCCGAGGCCGGTGGCGGCGAGCGCTGCGCAGCGTGAGGCGGGTGCCGCATGAGCGCCCGCCGTCAGATCATCGCCGCGCTGTCCGAGGACAGCATGGGCGGAATCGCCACCCTGCACGACGTCGCCCACGCGGAGCAGCTGGTCGACGCCCACCGCACCGAGGTGCTGGCCGCGGACGGGCAGGCATACGACGGCGAGCTGGCCATGCTCCGCGGCCTCGTCAACACCCTCCGCGTCATCACTCGGCACGACGGCAGCCTTGCAGAGGTGTGGCGGCTGCTCGTCGAGCACACCCGTGACGACGCGGCAGCCCGGGAGAAGGCCACCGACGTGCAGTCGGCGACGGCCACTCCCGGGCCCACCGGACGCGTCGCCCAACTCCTCGACGCCATCCGCACCCACCGCGGCGAATGGACCACCAAACGCGTCCAAGACCTTTACCGCCTCTCACCACTCTCCCCGCCGAACGCACCCGAAGGACGACTCCGCCACGTCGCCCGCGGCGACCTCCGGGACCTCCACGCATGGGGCCACCTCGTCCTCCACGAGGACACCGGGCGCCGCTTCTACACCCTCGCCACCCGGAAGGACAGCCACTCGTGACCCCGCGCCAGGTCCTCACCGCGACCGCCTGCTACACGATCGCCGCCGCCATCACCTGCGTCACCGCGGCCGCCGCGAGCCTCCCGTTCCACGGGCCGGCCGTGACCGCCGTGTGGATCGCCGTGGCCGCTGTCGTCGCTCTCGCCGTCGTCGTGGTGGCCGATCCGCTCATCTTCCCGACCAGCAAGGACGGCGCCGCGTGACGAATACGACCGTGGCTGGGGCGACAACCGCCCCGGCTGCCGGCCGCCGGGTGACACCGACCGGCCGCCTCATCCTCCCCGCCGACGCCGACCGCGCCGACTGGCTCACCGCCCGCCGCTCCGGACTCGGCTCCAGCGACATCGCCGCCGTCCTCGGCATCAGCCGCTACGGCAACGCCCTCTCCGTCTACCACGACAAGACCGGCGGACTCCCCCTCGAAAGCGACGACAGCGAACCCGCCCTGTGGGGACGGCTCAACGAAGAGACCGTCGCCCGCGAATGGGCCCGCCGCAACCGCTCCGTCGTATGGCGGGTCGGCCTCGTCCAGAACGTCGACCGGCCGTGGCAGATGTGCACCCTGGACCGCCGCGTCCTGGAATGCCCGCTCGCCGACGGCCGCGAGAAGTGCGCCGTAGAGATCAAGTGCCGCGACAAGATGAAGGCCGGGCAGTTCCGCCGCGGCGTCGCCGACGACGTCCTTGTCCAGACGCTGTGGCAGGCCGACGTGTGCGGCTACGACCACATCCACGCCGCAGTCCTGATCGGCGGCAACGACTACCGCCAGTACGTGATCCGCGTCGCCGACCACCAGCAGCTCATCGACGACCTGCGCACGGCCGGGGCGAACGCCTGGCAACAGATCGAGGCCCGGCGCCCCCCGGTGCTCGCCGCGGACGCCGACCCGGACGTCCTGCTCGACCTGTACGAGCAGCTGTACCCCAACCGGGCCGGGGCCGTCGACATCACCCGGGACGTCGACACGCAGGACGCGGTCGGCGACTACCTCGACGCCCACAACGACCTGACCGCCGCCGAGCGCAGGAAGAAGGCGGCGAAGGCCCGCATCCTGTCCGGCCTCGCAGGCGCGGAATCCGCGACCGTCCTGGACCGCACCTACGTGGCGCTCGACGAACAGTCCCGCGAGTGGACCGACACCAAACGCCTCGCCGAGCGCTGGCCCGACGCCTACGCGGACTGCGTCGAGGACCGCGTCTCCCGCCGCCTGAACATTCCCCGCACTGTCCGTGAGGAGCACAACGCATGAGCACGATCGCTGAGCGGGCAGCCGCAGCAGCCGGCCGCCTCGACGACGTGGCCCCGGCCGCCGACCAGGCCCCGGCACCGACGTACACCCCGGCCCCCCTTCAGGACCCCGGCATCGCCGAGCCGGGCCCCGACGGACCGGAGCAGGTACCCGTGTGGGTCGCCTGGTCCCGCGTCATGGGCGAGGTCCGCGGCGTCAACAAGGGCGACTGGTACGGCAAGCCCAACACCAACGGCAGCTACCAGTTCCGCGGCGTCGACTCCGCGCTCAACGCCTTCGGCCCCGCCTGCCGCCTCCACGGCGTCCTCGTCCTGCCGGTGCACGTCGAAACCGCCTACCGGGACGTGAAGACGTCCGGCGGGAAGCCGTCCCGCGAGTGCACCGCCACCGTCACCTACCGGATCATCGGCCCGACCGGCGACAGCATCGAGGTGCAGTCCGCGGGCGAGTCGATGGACTCGGCGGACAAGGGCACCGCGAAGGCGCTGTCCACGGCGCTCCGCTCGCTGCTCTTCCTCGGCGGCCTCGTCCCGACGAACGACGCCGATCCGGACGCGACGAACGTGGAGCGCGGTGAGGCGCCTGTGCGGTCCGCCGTCCAGTACCTCGACGAGATCACCCACCCACAGACCAGCGCCGGACGCCTGCGGCAGATCCACTACGAGCTCAAGCAGTCTGGCCAGCTCGGCGCACTGCTGACGAACGAGGTCGGTGACGAAGAGCGGGTCGGCGACATGGTCGTCCGCATTGGCAAGGAGCGCGCAGCGGGGGGCAACCAGTGACCCCCTGGCACCTCCAGCGCATGGCGGCACTCGATTTCGAATCGAGCGACAAAGACCCCGAGACCGCCCGCATCGTGTCCTGCGCCCTCATCCTCGTCGGCGGCGGACTCGACACCGACACCCGCACCTGGCTGCTCAACCCTGGCATCGCGCAGGAACCCGGCGCAATCGCCGTCCACGGCCTCACGGACGAACACCTCGCCGAACACGGCACCCCCGCCGAACAGGGCGTCGCTGAGATCGCGAAGGCCGTCGCCGAGGTGGTGGCCGGCGGGGTCCCGCTGGTCGGGCACAACATCGGCGGCTACGACCTCAACCTCCTCGATCGGGAAAGCCGCCGTCACCTCGGCGACAGCCTCGAAGGCATCTGCCGCGAACCCCTCACCCGGGTCATCGACACGATGATCCTCGACAAGCAGGTGGCACCGTTCCGCCGCCGCGTCTCCGAAACACAGGGCCCGTACCAGATGCGGACCACCGCCGAGGTGTACGGGCTCGGCTGGGACGAGAAGGCAGCGCACGGCGCGGAGTACGACGCGCTGATGTCGGCGCGGGCCGCGTACCGCATGGGCGCGATCGCCCACCGGCCGCGGGCTGAACGCCCGGTGTGGGTGCACCAGATGCGAACGCAGCGCTTCGACTCGCTGGCCGGGGTGTCGGTTGAGGACCTGCACCAGATGCAAGCCCGGTGGGCGTGGGACAACGCGGCCTCCTTCCAGGAGTGGTTGCGGACGAAGGCACCGGAGGGGAAGCGCGACCCGGAGGCCGTGATCGACGGCCGTTGGCCGCTGCGCCCGGTCGGCGGTGCTGCATGACCGAGCAGATCGCCATCGGAGCGTGCGCGCTCATGGTCAGCCTCGCCGGACTCACCGCCATCGCCCGGGTGTGGCCTGCGACCGTCCGCGGCCGGCACCGCGCCCCGCTGCTCCGGCCGGTGGAAGCCCTCGTGCAGGTGACGGTGCGCTGCCGGGCCGAGGGCCGGGACACGGTCCACGCCCGGACGCGCGTCACGGGCGAGCTCATCTGCCGCAGTTGCGGCCACTTCTCTACGGAGGGACCCAAGTGACTACCGCGCCCACCCTCTTCGACACCACCACCCCGGCCGCCCCCGCGGCGGCCGGACTTCAGATCCCCAAAGTCATCGGCCTCGACGTCGCCATGGGCATCTCCGGCATCGCCGGCGAAGGCTGGACCGACTACGTCAAAGCCAAAGGCTCCAGCCAGCACTCCCGCTTCGAGCAGCAACTCGCAGGCATCGCCGACCACACCCGGCACGCCGACTTCGCCGTCATCGAAGGCGCCGCCTACGGCCACAACAACCAGGGCGCCGACGCACTCGCCGCGATGCGGTGGATGGTCCGCCACGACCTGTGGAAGCGGCGCATCCCCTACGCCGTGGTCACCCCCGGACAGCGAATGATCTACGCGGTCGGGACCGCCGCACCCGTCGACCCGGACACCGGCCAGCGCCTCAAAGGCACCGGACTCAAGGCCATCCTGCGGCAGGCCGTCGCCGACACCTACGGGATCACGACCGAGGGCGACGCGAAGTACGACCAGGCGGACGCCTACATCCTGATGGCGATGGGCCTGCACTGGCTGGGCCACCCGCTGGCTGTGGTGCCGGACACCCACCGGCGGGCACTGGCGTCGGTGCGGTGGCCGGAGCGCGAGGCGGTGACCGCGCGATGAACGTCCTCTCCCTCTTCGCCGGCATCGGCGGCATCGAACTCGGCCTCGAACGAGCCGGAATGACCACCGTCGGCCAAGTCGAGATCAAAGAGTTCTGCCGGCGCGTGCTGGCCCACCACTGGCCGGAGGTACCCCGCCATGACGACGTCCGCACCGCCAACACCTGGTGGGACTCCGAGCCGCGGCCCCGCGTCCACGTCGTCGCCGGCGGATTCCCCTGCCAGCCCTTCAGCCTCGCCGGCTTCCAACTCGGGGTCGACGACGAGCGGTGGATGTGGCCCGCAATGGCTGACGTCGTGCGCCACGTACGACCCGACTACGTCTTCGTGGAGAACGTCGGAGACCTTGTTCGGGATCCCATCGCCTTCGGATGGCTCCTCGGTGACCTGGCCGCTCTCGGGTTCGATGCGGAATGGCGAGTGCTTTCAGCGCCCCAGTTCGGCGCCCCTCAGGCTGCCCGTGAACGGGTCTACCTCGTGGCCCACGCCCAGGGCCTCGATGGGGAGTCACGGGGTGGCTTGGTCGCGGGCGGAGAGCGGCGATCACCGCTCACAGCTGGAGGACTACATGGCCTTCCTGTGGCTGCGCGAGGGCAAGCCGCGCGTCAGTGGCTTGAAGCCGAACCCCGAGTGGATCGGCTGGTTGATGGGATTCCCCATCAGGTGGACCGAATTGCCGGATACGGAAACGCCGTCATCCCCGCAGCTGCCGAGCACATCGGCCGGCTGATCGTCGAGGACGCTGCCGCCCGGGGGTGGGCGGCATGACCCACTACCAGGGCAGCGTTCCCAACACCAAGCGCCGCGACCCCGTGTGGCAGGACGACGCGCTCTGCCGCAAGGACGACGTCGACAAGGAACTGTTCTTCCCCGACCGCTCCGACAAAAAGGCCATCGCCGAAGCCCGGAAGGTCTGCTGGACCTGCCCCGTCATCCAACGCTGCCTGGAGTACGCGTTCCGCGAGAAGGAAGACCGCGGCACGTGGGGCGGTCTCACCGAGTGGGAACGGCGCGCCAAGCACGGCCGCAGCCGCAAGGACACCGGACGCGGTGCGGGCATTCAGGCACCGGGCCGCCGCAGCAAGGCCGCCGTATGACCGGCCGCATGGAAGTCCGCGACGCCCTGTTCGTCGACCTCGGCGAAGGCCGCGAGATCAAGCACGGCGACCGCGCCGGCCAGATCACGTACACCCGCCAGCCCCGCGCCCGCTTCGAATGCGTGCGCTGCGGCTACGCCTCCCCGACCGTCACCGGCGCCCCGCAAGTCCGCGACTTCGTGGCCAACGAACCCACCGACCACCGGGCCGTCTGCCCGGCCACCACCCACAGCACCACCAACCGGCAAGGAGCCATCGCCGCATGACCATT